CTTCCCGTCGGTTGCCTGCAAAGACAGATGCTTGCACATCCTTACGGAGCTTTCCAATAGTTTTTTGAGTCCAGTCTTTTATCCACAGATCCATGTTGTCCTGCCATTCTTCGGCTATTCTCGATCGTACCTCTTCTGATATGGCGGGTTGAATGGAAATATTTTTAACATTTTCCCTGAACTCCTTATCTGTCTTCCAGATCGTGCGATCGAAATGATCTCTAATATTGACCTTCTCGGCAATTTCTGCCGGCAATATTTGCGACAGCTTACGGTCAATGGCACTTAGTTTTGATTCAAAGTTTACTATGCTTGATGAGATCGCATTTCTAACTTCAATGGGCAATTCTGACTGGGTAATCTTCCATGCAGAGTTTTTTCGATCCCATTTAGCCCCGAGATCCTTTAGTTCTTTTGATAGCGAAGCATTGAACTTACCCGTAAAAGATCCTCGATAGTATTGGAGTCTTCCCGTTTGGATAGCGGTTAAAAGATCAAATAAAGAATTGTTTAAGGCTTCGGATCTTCCAAGGATCTTTAATATCGGGAGATATATCTCTCGACGAAATATTTCCCTTATCTTTTTTTCTATGCCCTCGAAGTCCTTATCGTTGTCCTTTAATGGCTTTAACTCTTTTTGAACTATCTGTAATGACTTCATCTAATCCATAGTCTCATCAATAGTACTCCAGCAAACTGGCCCATCATCCAAGCTAAGAAATAATCAAGATATCCTGGCCATTCTTTAGGTAGTGGCGGACATGGGTCATTAAGTCTATTGGTTAAAAGATTTATTCTAGTCATCAATTCATCGGTTGGTTATAGAGAACAGTTAACTGAGCTACTCCATGGAATGAAACTTGGTTACTATTAAGTGTTATCAGCGTGACTATCTCCTTATTAGAGCCAGCCCCAAGATTTGCGGTGTCTGTTTGTGCAAGCGTTAGAGTGAAGTATCCGGTGAAATCGACTTGATCTGGATTTGCTGTATGCTGTGAGTTTCCGAATACCACTGGTGTCCCTGTGGGTCCCATGATCTGAGTTGAGAAGCTTGCCCCGGTCAGATTGATAGGTGTCCCGTCTCCGTTCTGGGCTATCAAAGTTAATATGGCATTGTCCCCTTGAGAAATTATAATCATCTATCCCTCCAAGGGTGCGGTTAAGGATTGCCCGATAAGAACGGCCTGCTGGAAATAGTTATTTGTCGTATTGCCTAACGAACATAACTGTACGAAGTCTGAACCGGGCGGGCGTGTAACATCGATTGTGGTATATGTCCCGTCAGTATAAGAGAACTTTGCGATCTGATAATTGTGCCCTAATTCGCCATTAAATTGCGCAAAATAAACCCCTCCTAAGACGTATTTCATTTCTGTTTGTCCAAAAAATATAGGACTTCCCGTCGTATCCCAGACATCAGCTGCAATAAAAAGTCCTGAGTCTTGATCGAAGGCCCCATAATTAAATGCAATGTACGTATTTGGTGCAGAGACTTCCTTATAGATATCAGCCCATGGGGCTCTAGTTATATCGATTGTCGTATAAGTATTGTCGGTATAATTAAGGCAGATGACTAGATAGGTCTTTGTCAATTGTCCTTCATAGTTGCCGGAATAATAACCGTTTTGTAGATCAGAAAGGACTTGCGTTGCTAAGAATGATGGGGATCCACTGCTTACATCATAGATTGTGGCCATGACATTCAATGACTCATTCTGGTCATATGCTGGATACTGAAAGCTAAAATCTGTTCCACCGTTGAAGTATTGCATTATTTTTTTGGTGCCATGAATTTATGAGTCTTACAATTTGCCTTCCAACCTATTCCTGGTTGTGGCTTGATATTATCAATCCTTAATACGCATTCGTAATAATGTCCCTTATCATCATGGTTAAATTGATATACAAGATCAGGGTTGTTTAACACAATTGTATTTGAGATTAACCCGTGAAGTATCTGAGCATAAATAAAAATCATTTAATCACCCTCGTTCGGGTTAGTGAAGTTTATATTATCTGAAGTCGTCCAGCCTATTCCAGGTTGGGGATTATAGTTTGTTATATTTACCTCAATATATCCGGTTGGGGTCCATGGGGAAACCCCATCCCAAGCCGCCACGTTTATAATCACTCCATTTTCAATTAAAGCTATTTGTTTCATTTATTCTAACCATGTCCATGAAAGTTGCCCATTTGATCCGTTTGAACCTGATCCACCTTGTCCGCCATTTGTACCCGTCGTAGCACGTGAGCCACCGCCACCGCCACCGCCGCCTCCGCACCCAGGCGCTCCAAGTGTTGCTGTACCAGTGGCACCTCCACCTTGGCCCCCGTCTGTCCCTGACTCTTGACCTATTCCACCATTTCCTGGAGTACAAACTGTGGCTCCGATATATCCGCCGGCTCCGACTCCACCACCACCACCACCGCCTCCAGACGTAGCACCAGTCGCTGTCGTTCCGCCGCTCCCAACTGTAGGTGCTGCCACAAATGGCCCCGATGTTGTTCCCCCTGAAGAACTTTGGGATGCACTACCACCAGCAGTGTTTGCTGCTCCACCAGTGCCCCCGGACCCGCTATTAAAACCGACAAAACCGAGGGTTATTGCTCCACCAGTTCCCGCTGTGCCGGACTGATTAAGGTTACCCTGTATTGATAATTTTCCTCCGGCTCCACCTAAAAGAGTCAACAATGATCCGAATGATGTCGTACCACCTTGGGTCCCTGCTGATCCTGGTGAGCCCGTAGCCCCTGACGATGCGGCTATTGCACCAGCGCCACCGCCTCCACCCGAACCACCACCTCCAATTGTAATTGTATAAGCCGTTCCAGGAACGACAGTAATAAAAGCTGAAATAAACCCTCCGCCTACTCCTCCGGCACCACCGCCACCGGCCCCTGCTCCTGCGCTTGTTGATCCTCCGCCACCTCCGGCTCCTCCAGATCCACCACCCGATGCAGCCCATCCAGATAAATTTATATTTGTTATCCCTGCTGGTGCTATCCATGTACCGGAGCTTGTCATGGTTTTCTTGGCTAAATTATTTGCGCTGGCTATTTTAAACCAATTTGTTCCATCAGTGGTGAATCGATAAGTCCCCCAGTTTGACGATAGCGGTAGATTGACATTGAGTCCTTGAATGTTCTCTGTTGAGTGTGGGGCGAGTGTTAATTGATTGGTCCCAAACGATCCCGTGCTATCAAAGAAGGTAATAATATGGCCGGCAAGGCCTGTAGGACTCGGAAATGTCGCTATAAATGGAGCTCCTGACGTATTCATCATAAACAGGGCATTTGCTTGGACGTCTGCCGCATCAATTGTTATAGTGGTCGAGCCAGTGACTATTGGCATCTGTGGAATATCAAGGTAATTTAGAGATCTAAACGCTGGGACAATCGCAGCACCTGTTGTTGACCCAGCAAGTACGTTGTTGGCATTTGCCGAGCTTGCTCCTGTTCCTCCGTAGAGACCCCCAATTATCGATCCGTTCCAAGTACCTAACGATACCGTTCCCAATGATGAAGTACCATTCACCTCGAATGTCTGGCCTGTATCAGTGGTCGATCCGACAAGGATATGTCCCGTTGAGTTTGCAGTCATCACCACTACAGAGGTTGTTGAGCCAGTAGGGGTTGTTGAGAATTGAATTGACGTAGCATTAGAAGTGTTCGTGAAATTCTCTGACGAAAGGATATTTACTGCGCCAGTCGAGTGTGGCGCGAACTCATTAGTCCCATATCCACGACCACTGATGAAATTAAGCGTATCTCCATTCTGTGCGGCCGTTGGTGACGAGCTCGTTCCTCTAGCAAAATCACCTCTTATCCCGGTGAATGACCCTGTTCCATAGCCGAACTCCCAAATTGGCTTTGTTCCGCCTGACGAATTTTGTGTCGTAATAACTGAAGTCGTCTGTGGTTGTGCGCCTATTCCCAAAGTTGTATTGGCATCATTCCAGTAAAAATTAGAGTTGTCTTGAGTTAAAGAGCTTCCATTGGAATAGATTACGGAGCCCGACGTATATGCAGAACTATTATTGGTCCCACCATTTCCTATGCCAACTGTGCCTGACAATTGTGACGCTGGTAACGTTAAATTGGGCAGAGAAGTTAAAGTTGAGTTACTGGTTGCTGTTATGTTTGCTGCTGTACCTTGTGTGTTTTGGTTTAACGTCGGAATATCCAAGGACGAAAGCGCTCGAAATGTTGGGGGCTGTGAGCCACCAGTACTAGCTCCAGCAAATATCGAGTTTTGGGCTTCATTCTTAAAACTAGACAATGTCAGTGTTCCAGATGAAGTCACTGGGCTGTTTGTGATGTTAAATAGATTTGTAGAGTCGGATAATCCAACAGAAGTCACATAACTCAATGACGGTATGTCGGCTGATACGAGCGTTCTAAAAGTCGGATCTGTTGGGCTTCCACTTGATGGCCCAGCAAGGACTGTGTTTGCACTTTGGTTCTTAAGTGTTTCAGTGATATTACCAGACGAAGTTATTGGGCTATTCGTGATATTGAAAATCTGTGTCGTTGTACCGTCTACTAACCCAACGCTTGATACATAGCTTAAGCTTGGAATATCAGCAGATACTAACGATCTGAATGTCGGTTGAGTAGACGATCCGTTTGATGGGCCAGCGAAGATTTTGTTTGCGCTTTCATTGAGCAGGCTCTCAGTCAATGTTCCCGAAGTCGTTACTGGCGAGCCAGAGATTCCATATATAGCCGTTGTTGACCCGTCAGCTAAGCCCACAGACGTTACTGACCCACCACTGGAAGTGCTCGCTATTGTAATGGCTCCGTTGCCATTAGTGATGTTTATTCCGCTTCCAGCTGTAAGGGTGTTTAGTCTCAACGTATTGCCCGAGCTGTTACCGATCAATAGTTGGCCATTGGTATAGTACGTCTCTCCGGTTCCTCCGTAAGCTGTTCCAACGCTTGAGCCTGTCCATACACCTGTTGAGATCGTACCGACAGTTGTAAGATTCGATAGCGACGTAAGTGACGTATTGCTTGATGCCGTGATATTAGATGCTGTTCCTGAAGTATTCTGATTAAGCGTTGGAATATCTAACGATGAAAGCTTTCTAAATGAAGGTTGAGTAGAGCTTCCAGTTGATGCACCAGCTAACACGGTATTGATTGATTGATTTACTAATGACTCGGTAAGTGTTCCGCTTGACGTTACGGGTGACCCTGACACTGAATAAATCGCGGTCGTAGACCCATCCATAAGTCCCACGCTTGAAACATACGGCAACGAAGGTATATCAGCCGAGACCAAAGATCGAAACGTTGGCTCCCCAGAAATCCCAGTCGTGGGACCTCCGAGAAACGTGTTTGCGCTCTGCGTTTTCAGCGTTTCGCCGATGGTACCCCCGGTGGTAATCGGAGTACCTGTTATGTTAAATATGGCTGGAGTTGAATTATCAGTAAAATTAACCGAGGTGACTGTCCCTGAAGCGCCTGACGTATTGTTGAACCTTGTCCAGTCAGTTGAACTAAGAGCGCCTGTTGATGAACCGCTAGCTATACCAATGGTAATGACTTTAGTCGGTGTGATAGCTAGGCCATTTGCGGGAGTTCCTATAGTGACGTTTGGTGGTGGGGTATCGGCGAGGGCCAGTAAACCCAGCAACGCGACTGAAACGAGTAATATCTTCCTTAACATTAATTTGACCCCCGCAGGTCCAATTCAAGCACTTCGATGGTTAGTTTGGCAATAGGTTCTTACGACGCTTAATCTCTTCAAGGATCTGTGGTGCGACCATGTGCTTGATTTTCTCTTCGTTCTTATCGTTTAGGAAGACCAGATCTGGTTTCGACATCTGAAGCCTATAGTTCTCAGCCTCTTTTACGGTTACCACTGGCGCTAACTTGTCCAGGCAGCATTTCTTGAACTTGATCCCGCTTTGGCACGGGCATTTGCGGTTCGGATCCAATGTTCTGAGCGGGTTCCATGTTAATCCCGGGGCTGGCTTGAATGCCATCTTGTGGCTGGATTCCTCGCATTCTTTTAAGAATTTCTGCTCGCTCTCTTCTATCGGACTCTTTTCTTTCTCGCTCTCTTTGCTCATCTTCGGTGTACCTCTCGAGTTTATTGTCCAGAGTTCTTAATGCTATACCAAGGGCTGCAGCTGTCTGAGTCTTGTTCTGACGATAGAATTGATACGCCTTTAGGATGCATTCCTTTTCGAGCTGCTCTAGTGTAATACCAGGAACCCAATTAACGCTCATGCTAGGACTTTGCATTAGGACCTCCAGTAACTCGGTCTATGACTGCGCACGTTAATATGAATAGAACACACACAGAAAAGTTAAACGCTGCCATTGAAATTATCTAACCCTAACATTATGAAGAATACGAGTATGGTTCCTATGACCCAGATCATGAATGCTTGCCCCCTTGCTTACGGTACCACCATTCAATAAATTTCCATCTATCTTCGCCAAAAGCATCTTGTGATGCCTTCTTAGCCTTTGCCCATAGCGACTCATCTACGTTACCCGGGTTCTCAAAGAGTTCTCGATGATTGTCGTCTATCCATGAATCTCCACCGTCCGCTTCATAGCTAGCCTTATCAAACGCTGGTGAATTGAATATACGAATAGCCTTCTCGTATTGAGAGAATCTTTTAAGCTCGTTTTCCTGTCTATTTGATGGACTCTCTTTTTTTGGCGATGCTTTAACTTTACGTGTATCTTCTCTGTCTGTGCCCGGGTCATCTGTGTCGACATCTTTTTTTGGATCTCGTTCGTCTTCTTCGCTCGCAATATCCTGGATATCTGGGTCGTTTGGATCTAATCCACTATCTGTCGTATCAAGCTGGATATCGAATAGGTTTCCTTTATTGCATGCGTCTCTAAATTCAAGATCAGAAATACGACCCGTTTCTATCGCACTAGCAAGCCTTTCGTACTTTGCCGTCTTAACTGTCTCTTGATCTGTAGCTGAGAGCTCGCGTAATGGTTTGAATTCTATCTCGAGGTCGTCTGGTATCATTCCAAACATCTTCTGACATTTGATCTCAAGCATTCGAAGGATGTGGTATTTGAGTTTACCACGCACTTCAGCCTCGATCATGGAGTTGTAATTCTCCATTTCTTCAACTGAACTTGTTGATAGAGCACCCGATGAAGTACTTTGGCCGAATAGTTTTATGATCGGCATACGCATGTCTGCCGCTACCTGCATGCGTATTCCCTGCATGGCTTCAGCAAGGCCAGCGAATGACAACTGCTTTTGTGTGTATTCGTCTTCTGTATCGAGCACTATGGCGTTTTGATAGTTCTTCTGCCAATTGGTCATCTGAACACGTTGTGCGACCTTTGACGTTCCACCCGGTGATAGCAATGTATTGACTAGGTTCTTGATCTGATATACATCGATTTTGAACTCATCGAGTACTTCAAACCCGAGATCGGTAGCCTTTAAGTATTGGTTCATAGAACGAATAAGGGCTTCGACTCGGGAAACCCCCCAACCGCGCAATCTAGGTCTAATGAAGCTAGGTGCTTTGAGCCCAACCATTCGCATCACGCGGGATTTATGAATGTTCTCCGAATAATAAGAATAAAACTCAAAATCCTGAGCCTGTATTTGTGGATCATAACCTTCGGTATTCTGCTT